CACGACTCCTGCCTGCCGTGGCGGATGATGTAGTTCACGACCTGGAACGGCGGGTTGTTGCCGTCGGTCGCCGGGGTGGCTGCGCCGCTGGTCATCGCCGAGTCACCGTTGGAGCCGCCCGTGTTCCCGACCGAGCCGGTGAGGTCCGCGTTCGGGTGCGTGTGAGCGCCCTGGTTGGACACCGAGAACGAGTGCTGGTGCCGCTGGTTCGCGCCCTGCGAGGCGATGGTCGCCTTGCCGACCCCCTGGTAGCCGACGGCGAACGTCGGCGCGATGTTGTAGTCGATGGTGTTATCGACGTTGTGGGTGTGGTCCGGCGAGTCGTTGCCCGTCGTGCCGGAGTGCCCGTGCAGCCCGCCGGAGCCGACGGCGAGCGTGCCCTTGCCGTGCCAGTGGGCCGGGATCGAGTGGGTGTGGCTGGCGACCGTGTGCGCGTGGTCGATGGCCCCGCCCGTGCCGCCAAGCGTCGAGCCGGTCCCGGCCGTCGCCTTGCCGAGCGGGAACCGCTGTTGCAGGTTCGGCAGCCGGAAGTTGCCGCCGCCGGGGTCCGCGCCGCCGTTGTAGGCGTGCCCGATCCTGGCGAACAGGGCCGGGTAGCTGGCCTGCGCCGCGAGCGTGCCGTCGCACAGCAGCCAGCCCGTCGGCGCTGTCGAGCCACCGTAGGGCACGATGGCCCCGACCGGGATGAACTCGTCCATGCCGTCGCCGGAGACGATCTCGCGGATGAGGGTTCGCGTGGTCAGGCCCGAGCCGGAGATGACGAACCTGTACGTCCCGACGTTCAGCCAGACCTCGGCTCCCGCGTTGGTGAGCGCGCCGTTGGCGTCGGTCGTGACCGCGTTGGTGCCGAGGTTGCCGGTGCCGGTGCGGCTCGTGTAGACGACGGCCGCCGAGCCGTCGTAGTTCTGGATCGTGACGGTCGCCCCGGCGATGACCGAGCCGTTGACCGGCGACGTGACGATGAGCGGGACGGTTCCACGAGCCATGATCGGGACCTCAGATTGCGGTGACGGTGACGGAGATGGTGTCCACGACCGGCGCGCGGTCGTTCTTGCAGGTGATGTCGCTGGACGTGTTGTCGGTGTCCGCAGTCTTCCGGTGGTCGGTCAGCGGGACGTTCACGGACAGGACTCCGGGGACCGCACGGATGACCTCGACGGTCTTGGAGATGTAGACGGTGGCCCCGCACCCGAGGCCCTCGATGTAGTCGGTGAGCGCGGCGACCACCGCCGCGTCCAGGGCAACCGTGTCCTCGCCGGTCCGGCAGATGACCGTGCAGTCGATGACCACAGTGGTCGAACCGACCTGGGCCACGGTCACGTCGGCGTTCAGCACGCTGGCGTCGAGACAGGCGCTCTCCACTGGCTCCAGGAGGCCCGTGGCCCCCTGGTAGTAGACCTCCACGCTTCCGGCGGCGACCGTGCCGCCCGGCGTCTTGGCGTCCCCGGCCTTCAGGACTCCGGCGGACGTGACGCCCAGCACGCCGAGGGCGGCTGCCAGGTAGGCCGCCTCGGTCCCGTTGTTGGCCCCCTGCGTGGCGAGCCGCGTGCGGTAGCGCAGGGCCTCGTCCGTCTCGGCGTCCACGCCGCCGGTCATGTCGGCGGTGATGTAGAAGCCGCCGTCGGACGCGATCCCCGAGACGGGGGCGGTGGGGATCACCTTCACGGGCGTGGGGGTCGCGTCGATGTTCCCGGACGCGCCGCCGATGGCCGCCTGGACGGTGACGGTCGCGCTGAGGTCCGACGTGTCGAGCGTCACGTCCTCGGTAGTCACGATGGCAACGGACGGGGAGCCGGGACCCGGCAGCGTCGCAAGCTGCGCCCACCCGGCGGGGATCGTGATGGCCGCGCCCGTTGCGGGCCGCTGAACGGTCATGGTGCCTGTGGACTTCACGGAGGCCAGGCGCGTGACGCCGAAGTTGGCCGCCAGCCGGTCAAGTGCGTCTTCGGTGGCCGTGTCCAGGTAGGCGTCCTCCAGGACCTGATCCAGCACGAGGGTCTGCTGGGAGAGGACCCCGCTGACCGACTCCAGCAGCGTCCTGAGCGCCGACCCGAGCGTGAAGTCGTTGAGCCGGGACCCGGCAGCCTCCAGGCCGACGGCATGGTCGGCCAGGAACTCCTGGGGGGTCTTGAAGTGCGTCACAGGTCCTCCTCGGCGGTTGCGTCAGCCTCCAGGTCGGCGCGCAGGCCCTCGATCTCGTCAACGTCGGCCAGCGCCGCCGCCTCCTCGTCATCCTGGGTGACGTAGAGGAAGTCGTCGTCGCCGCTGGCGAAGGCCACGATCTCGTCCGAGGCGGCCGTCTCCAGCACGGAGTCCACCTGCGCGTCGCTGAGGCTGCGGACGATCATCGTCTCGCCGTCCACGAGCGCGAGCGTGACGCCCACGATGAAGGCGGACCCGCCCGCCTCCGGCGTCTCCACGACGGTCAGGTCCTCGAAGTACATGAAGCGGTCGTCCTGCGCGAGCAGGCGGCGAAGCTCGGCCGCCGCCTGGCCGTGCGTGGCCGCGCGGGACGCCTTCGTCCCGATCATGCTGGGAAAGATCGAGCCGTAGCTGGGGTGCTGGTCCAGTTCGCCCTGCATCGTCCGCATCCGCAGGCGCAGCGCCTGGATGGCGTTCTCGGACCCCTCGACGGTCCCGAGCGAGCCGCTCCCGGCGACTACCAGGTCCCCCTCCTCTGTGAGGGCGATGTCGGTCCCGAGCGGGTCGAACGGGAGGGTCGGGGCAAACGGGATGGTCGTCATAGCGCGTGCCAGGAGGTCCCGGTGGAGATGTACTCCACCAGGGTGTCAGTCGCAAAGTACCGGCCCCCGGCCCCCGCGTCACTGGCGCTCGGACGGCTCGCAAACGCTCCTATCACGGCCGGTGGCACGTAGCCGGAGGTCAGGACCTGGACGATGATGGGCTTCCGCCGGTCCCCGTCGATGTCCGCGATAAGGACCCGATCCCCCTCGACGGGGATGTAGCCCACGGGGATCGGCACGTCCTGGCGTCCGGCGCGGCTGTTGCGCTTCTGGACGCTCACCGTGTCGGGGTTGACGGTGACGACCTCGCACTCGTAGATGCGGGTCGGGTCCCCGATGACGCCGATGGGCGGCTTGACCAGGCCGAACTCGTTCATCCGATCCCCAGGTGATCGGCGGGGTCCCCGCGCTTGCAGGCCAGGTGCAGGTGGGCGACGCCGACGGCCTCGCCGGAGTAGGCGATGATCTGGCCGACGCTCACGCGCTCGCCGGGCTGCGCGACCAGGCGCGAGCAGTGCGCGTAGTACCAGACGTTGTTGCGCGTCACGAGGTACAGGCGCTTCCCGGCGTAGTGACCACCCTTGCCCAGGCCCCCATAGCCGAGATGCTCGGAGATGTACCCGTTGGTCACGGCCAGGATCGGGGTCCCGATAGGCACATTGATGTCCACGGCGTTGTGGTCCTGCCATCCGCCGCCCCAGTGCGTGGTCCCCGGCCGGTTCGCGTAGGCGGTGACGCGCCCGCGCCGCTGGAGCGGCCACGAGCGCGCGTTGCGAGGCGGTGCGCCGCTCCCGCCGGGGGTATTCGCCCTGGCGGTCGTCGCCTCCGGCCCGTCCTGGAACGCCGAGGACTGCACCGCGCTGAAGTAGTTGCCGTTGTAGACGCCGCAGTGGATGTGGTCGGCGCGGCCGAAGCTGTGGTAGTTGGCGACGGTGCCGATCTTCTGGCCCTGCTTGACGGTCTGGCCGACCTTCACGCTGCGGCTGCCCATGTGCGTCAGGTAGTAGGTCTTCCCGCCGCCCTGGATGTAGACCGACCAGCCGAGCGGGCCGCCCGCACCCTGGGTCGCCCCGAGCTTCGGGTCCGAGCCACTGAGCTTCATCACGCGCCCGTCAATCGGCGCGACGCACGGCGAGCCGGAGGGGGCGAAGTAGTCCTGGCCCGAGAAGCCGCCCAGGCCGCTCGTCCCGTGACCGAACCCGCTCATCGCGCGCTGGCCGGGGACCGGGCTGCCGGGGTAGGTCCGCCCGAGGACCTCGCCCGAGGCGGGGCCGGTGTCGGTGCCGGTGGTGTCGCTGACGTTCTGCGTGCCGCCGCCGCTGCCCGGCGAGCCGAAGTAGGAGGCGAAGGGGGAGTACCAGGCGACGCCGCCGTGCTTGGCCGCGTCCTTCGCCGAGTAGCGGGGAATCGCGATCTGCCCCCACTCAGGATCGCCGGGGTCCCGGCCGTGGGTGAGGACGAGCGTGGTCGTGTAGCTCTGCCCCTCCTGGTAGTCGTGCTGGACGCCCTCGACGTAGTAGGTGCGGTTGATCCGCTGGCCGTCCAGGACCCCGTACAGGTGCAGGCTCGTGCCGAGCCGCACGCGCGGGTCGCCGGGGATCGTCAGTTGCGCGGTCTTTGTCAGGCGCGAGTAGAAGCGCAGCAGGCCCTCGGCCTGGCGCTGGGCCTGCTCCCAGGTCCCGAGCATCGGCGACGTGACCTGCTGTGGGCGCACGCCGAAGCGGCGCTGAAGCTGCCACCAGCGGTTCTTCTGGCCCTTCCCGGTCGGGCTGCCGTGCGAGTCAACGTCGATGACGAACTTCGGATCGACCTTGAAGTCGTCGCCCTCCTGGACGTTGTTGATGTAGTTCGACGGCACGGGCGCGCGGCCCGCGAGCAGCGCCTGGGTGACGCTGACGGCGAGGCCGGGATCGCCGGACGGGATGACCTCGACGTAGGTGGCGATGGCCTCGTCCGACTCCGAGAAGCTCCACGAGAGCAGGTCGCCGGTCCACAGCGAGAAGTCGGCCTGGGCGTCGTACTTCGGGCGGCGGTAGACGACGCGCCCGAGTTCGTCCACCCACGCCTCGGCGAAGCCGGGAATCTCGAAGGTCTTCAGGGCGTTCGCCAGCGTGTCCTCGTTGAACTGGACGAACGGGACCTGGAACTTGTTGAGGCTCCCCATCCGGGAGCGGTAGTCGATCCAGTAGCGCGCGTTGGGGATGCCAGCGCCGACGACCTTGCGCTTCCCGAAGCCGTAGCGGCGCAGCAGGTAGCCGAAGATCGCTCGCGGGCTGGCCCCCACGTCCGGGTGCGGCGAGGGCACGTCGCCGCCCGAGTAGCCGATGCCGAACGTGAGCGTGGTCGGCAGCAGGCTGTTGGCGTCCCACACGGGCAGGAACATCGACGTGACCTGGAGGTACTTCCCGACGCAGCGGCCGGTGATCGTCACGCTCTGCTCGGCGCTGTTGGCCCCGGCCGACCCGCCCTGGGTCACGGTGTCCACGACGCCTCTGAGGACCGGATCGACGCCCCCGTCCCGCCCGAGGCGGATGTCGATGACATCCATCTCGCGGATGCCGTTCTTGCGGTCCAGGGCGCGCGGGTCCTTCAGCGTGATCGTGAAGGTCCCGGCCACGTCGGTGATGTTCTTACTCGTCTGGATGGACGTGACCGTCGCGAGGTCCACGGTCTTGCGCTTCTTGGCCGGGTTGCCGTTCGCGTAGACCGTGAGCAGGTAGCGCGGCCGGTAGACGCGCCCCTCGATGCCGAGCTTCACCCGACTCACGCCGACACCGGAATCCTGATCTTCTGCCCGACCACGAGGCGGTAGGGGCCGACCTCGACCGTCTTCACGTACTTCCCGTCGGCGCTGTACGTGCGCTCGGTCCGCTTGCGCTTCAGGTCGGGGTTCAGCGAGATGATCTTCTGCGTGAGCTTGTGTTCGTTCTTCACCGTGCGGTACTTCGTCCGCATCAGCGAGCGCACGAGCGTGGACACCTTCGTCTGGCCGCGCTTGACGATGTAGACCCGCGAGACGGCCTTCGCCTCCGGGTCCCGGTCGTCCTCCTGCGGGCCGGGCCAGTCCTTGTAGGGCGCTCGCTCCAGGCTGACCATCGTGATCCCGACCATCCAGACGCCGTGCTGGCTCACGTCGCGGGCGACCTCGATGCCGTTCGACGGGAAGTAGACGAGTTCGTCGCCGCCGCGATTCAGGTGGTTGTCCTGCCAGTACACCATGTACTTGTCGGGACTCGCCATCGCCGGGTAGTAGATTTCGGCGAGGAACCGCATGATGTTCTGCCGCGCGTTCTCCAGCCGGACCCAGTGGCTGTCGGCCGAGCGGGCGTGCTTCCCGGAGGCGGCAAGCTGGCGGACAGTGATCGTGGTCGGGCCGGGGCCGAAGTCATCCACGTAGAAGCGGGCCTTCGTCGCCTGAAGCTGCGAGCGCCCGCTGTGGGAGCGGACGATGCTCTGCGGGTTCAGGTGGAAGCCGAACGCCTTGACTACCTCGTCCCGGTTGCCGCGCTTGCACAGGCTCCAGGTGACGTGGCGGCTCTTGGCGCTGACATCGCCTGCGCGGACCCCCTTGTCCTTGTGCGACTGCTCGTAGTACCGCTGCGGCGCGATGGTCGCACCGGGCTGCTCGTCCTCGTAGGTGCCGGGCGAGGCGTCTACGTCCGCGTCGCCCTCGTAGTCCTCGTTCGGGAGGTTCCCCAGGTAGTCCTCAGCCATCACATGCTCCGGGTCAGCCGCTGGAGGCGCTCGATGCGTCGCCCGTCGAGATTCACGTTCAGCACGACCCCGCCCTGCCCGGCGGCGGCCAGCGAGTCGCCGCCGAACCCGGCCCCGAGCGCCATGCCCCCGGCGACGCGGGGAGCCGGTCCGCCGCCCCCGCCGTGCCCGCCGCCGCCCCCGCCGTGGCTGGCTGCGGAGGCCGACTGGCCGTTCGTCCTGACGCCACCGGGCTTCTCGTCGTAGCCCTTCCCGTAGCCCCGGTAGTGCCACTTCCCGGCCTTGCGCCACTTCATCTGCACGACGCCCTTGCTCTTGATCCCGAAGAACCCGGCGGCGGCGTCGGAGATGTCGAACTCGCGGCCCTTGATGTACGGCCCACGGTCGCGGACCGGGAGCGTCATCTTCTTGCCGCCGTAGGCGAACTCGATGAGGGTGCCGAACGGCAGGCTCTTGTGGGCAACCCACATGGAGTCGGCGCGCATGACGGTGCCGTCGGCGGTGAGCTTGCCGTTCTCCAGGTAGTAGGAGACGGTCGCCGTGTGCCAGCCGGAGCCGGTCGGTTCCCCGGTGGTCCCGCCGGGAGTGCCGCCGGACGGGCTGGTGTCCGACGCGGGCTGCGACCCGCCGCCGCCACCGCCGCCCGCGCCGATCAGGCCGACCATCATGGAGGCGGTCTGGTAGCCGCTGTACTGCGCCGCGCCGACCATCGACGCGAAGCTCGTGGTGCCCAGGCCCTGCGGGTCCTTCCCGAGGCCCTGGAAGCTCGCCCCGGACCGGCCGCCGTCGGGATGCTTGCCGCGCAGGATGCGCGCGAGCCGTTCGATGGCGTCGGTCAGCTTCTCCTGCGACTCGATCTGCTTCTGCTTCTTCGGGCCGATCCCGAGCGTGTCGGCGAGCAGTTCGGCGGCCTCCGCTGCCAGGCTCCCGCCCATGCTGCGCGGGCCGGTGGTGGAGCGCAGCGCCCCCTTGCCGGGGTGCGACTCCTTGCCCATCGACCGCTTCGCCGCCTCGTGGATGGCGAGTCCTACCGCCGTGGCCCCGAGGACCCCCGCGCCGAGGCTCATGCCGCCCGCCTCGACCGCCGCCGCACCGGCCCCGGCCGCGCCGCCGCCGCGCGCCACCCCGGCCGCCGCCTTGCCCCACTTCAGCGCCTTGCCGCCCAGGTACAGCCCGAGGATGTCGGTGAAGATCGTGTCGTCCACCTTGCCGCCGGTCATCTGGCTGAGGACGCCCTTCGCCCCGAGCTTCTTCGCGATCCCGGCCACCTGGTCGTAGATGCCGAGCATGAGCTTCTCGGACCCCTGGCGAAGCTCGATCAGCGTCTTGCTCATCGTCTTCATCGTCTGCTCTGAGGTCCGCAGCGTCCGCTGGATGCCCTGCTGCGGGTCAGCCGAGTCCTGGAACTTGCGCAGCAGGCTCCGGGACCGCTCCGGGTGCTTCTCGATCTCCTCCATGACGTTCGCGCCCTCCAGTCCGAACTGGGAGCGGTAGAACAGGTCGCGCATCACGGGGTTGCGGTACTGGCGCTGGGCCGCGCCGCTGATCTGGAGCAGCATGTCGGGGTTCTTCACGATCCCCTGGCGCTGCTCGTGGTAGCCGATCCCGTTCATCTGGAGCCACGCCTGCATCCGAGGGTTCGTCCAGGCGTTGGTGATGCCCCCCTGGACGGCGTTGAGCGCCCCCACGGCGCGCTCCGGGTCGCGGTAGATGGGGCTGAGGCCCTGGAGCATCCCCACGAGCGCCCCGGCGTTGCGCGCGAGGCCCGGCCCCGCGTTCGAGGCGTAGGTCGAGATGCCCATGTTCATCACGGCCTGGACGGTGGAGGCGAACTGCCCGGTCTGGCCGCCCATGCCCGCCATCTGCGCCTGCGAGGCCAGCAGGCCCATCACCTGCGGCATCGACCCGGCGTTCTGGCGCTGCATCTGGAGGATGGAGCCAAGCTGGCCGCCCGCCGCCGCCGGGTCCATCCCGGTGAGGTTCGAGTAGGCCCCCAGGAACATGCCCTGGTAGCCGACGGGCCGCCCGCCGCCGTTCAGCGGGTTGGTGAAGTACCGGCCGCCGGTCGCGCCCTGGACCGCCGAGATGCCACCCAGGATGTCCTGGCCCATCCAGCCCGTGGCGGCCCCTGCGGACGCCCCTGCGCCCATGAGGCCGCTGAAGGCACCCCGACCCCCGGTGACGTTGCCGACGGCGATGGCAGCCCGGTTGGCGGCCGTCTCCAGGCGCATGAAGTCGTTGACTACCGCGCCGATCCCGGCGAGGCCGACGAACCCCATGAGGGTGCGCGAGGCACCCTCCAGGCCGTGGCCGATCCGGCTGACCGACTGCTCCATCCGCCCGGTGAGGCCGACGGCCTTCTCCAGGTCCTTCGCGAGCGTGTCGAACCCGCGCCCCTCCAGCGAGAGGCCGATGATCCCTTCAGGGGTCGATGACGGGTTCGTCGCCACCTACGCCTCCAGGAACTCTGAGAGGGGCCGCTTCTCGAAGCCGGGGATGGTGCCTTCGTGCAGGCCCACGTCGCCGAACTTGCCCTCGGCGGCCAGCGCAAGCTCCTGATCGAACTCCTCGTCCGTCATCAGCGGCTCCTGCTCGTCCTCATCGTCCAGGAAGGGTGTCTGCTGTTCGATCTGCATGAAGGCGTACTCGCGCAGGTAGTCGGCCTCGGTCCAGGCGGTCAGGCGGGGATCGTTGAAGGGGAGTCCGTAGGAGACGTGGACGGCTCGTTTGAGCCTGGCCCAGCCGTCTCCCGCGAGGATTCCCCCAGGCGCTCGGCCTCCTCCAGGAACGCCGCCCGCCACATGGAGAACTCGGTCCAGACGCGGACCAGGAAGACCTCGCTGACCTCCTCCTCCGGGTCGTAGTAGTCCTTCTCGATGATCGTGTGGTCGTTCTCCGGCTCCTCGACCCGGCGCTCACGGATGACCGGCCGGTCAACCAGCGTTTTCAGGCCCGCGATGGCCGCCACGAGGACCATCGTGCCCGAGCGCGGCTCCGCGTCCAGGCGTCCCAGCAGGTTGTCCATCTCGACGCTCTGCTGGGCGAGCGTGAGGGCGTTCGGCAGCTTCGCGCTGAAGGTCAGCGGGCCGTAGATCGGGTGGTCGAACGTCTCCGTCCACACCGGCTGGATGCCGTCCGCGATCTTGCGGAGGTCCGATTCTGCTGCTGGGTCCGGGCTGATGTCGGTCACGGCGTTCCTCCCTACGAAAGAGGGAGCGCCTCGTCGGTAGCCCGCCCTGCTGGCGGGTCGCCGCCGGAGCGGCGCTACCGGGATGACGCTCCCTCGGGCTATTCGATTGTGAGGCGGATGCTACCGCTAGACCGAGACGGTGTGGCCCTGCCCGATGGCGACGACGGTGGCGTTCTCGCCGACGGTGGCCGCCCCCACCGTGTAGTCGCGCGAGATGGTCTGGATGGCGCACCGCTCGAAGTATTCGAGCGTGTCCTCGTTGCCGCCGCCATCGTCCACCCCGGCGTAGTCGATGATGGTCAGGCTGAAGACCTGGCCGAGCTTGATCGCCTCGAAGGCGTCCGAGCGCGCGTAGAACTTGGCGATGGAGAACGAGTAGTTCGTGATCCCCTTCTTCAGTTCGACGGCGAACGAGCGGCCAAGCTCGTTCAGGACCTGGACGTTGTTGGTGATGTCCTGCCGGAGGGACTGCACCCGCCCCACGCGCACGCCATTGATCTTCAGGAAGACCTTTGTGCTGTTGCGTGCCTGGATGTTGTCGCCGCTGTACGTGGGCATCGTCTAGTCCTCCGTGCCTCTAGGCGTTGGCGTTGGCCCCGGAGTAGCCGAGAGCGCGGTTGAGGGTGCTGGACGGCTGGAGCGCCAGCATGATGTAGATGAACTTCGTCGTGTCCACGAGCATGACGGGCAGCGACACGTTGTAGGCCGTGGCCGAGGCTCCCTGGGTCACGACCGGGGCCTGGTAGGCGCGGATGACCTCCTGGTCCACCAGGTCGCGGAGCAGCGAGGTCGCCGCCGCCGCGATGGTCTGCTGGGACCCGACCAGGTTCTTCGCGCCGACGAACTGGGCCTCCAGGTTGCCGCGAGCGAGCTTCGCCACGTAGTCCGCGCTGCGGACCTTGTGGATGTCGCGGAACACGTCGTCGGTGTTGTAGGTCGCGAGCGAGTCCACGACCCAGTAGCCGCCGCCGGGGCGGGGGGCGATGGGCGTGAGGCCCGCGCCGAGCAGCAGGTCGATGCTGCCGCCGACGACCGAGGACAGCTTGGCCTCGACATCGACCGTCGGGAACTCGCGGTGGGTGAGCGCGTAGGCCGGGTCTGGCAGGGCCGCGTGCATCCCCGCGATCTTCGCGGCGGCGTAGAACGGGTCGTAGCTGGTCAGGACCCCGGCGTCCGAGTAGTCGGTCACGCCGGGGTAGACAAGCTGGACCCGGCTGGAGCGCAGCGAGGTCACGCGGGCGCTGACCGTCGCGACCGACTCGCCCGCGACACCGCCGACGACGGCGACCCGCTCGTGGCGGGCCGCAGGCGTGGACATGTTCTCGCAGTGCGTCTTGACCTGCGCGTGGACGCTGGCGTCGCCCGTGGCCGGGACGAGGATGTCCACGTCCTGGGCCTCCAGGGCGGTCAGGGCGCTCGTCCAGTCACCGGCCGCCGGGGCGGACCCGTCGTTGCCGGAGGCGAGCGGCGTGGCCGAGATGACGGCGGCGGGCATGGTGCCCGCTCCGGCGACGGCCGAGACGAGGTTCGACTTCGGGTAGCCGTACTTCGTCCCGTTGATCGCTGCCGCGATGTCGGCGGCCGTGGCGGACGCGCCGAGGTCGTACTTCTCGGTGGTCGTGACCCCGAAGGCGTCCGTGTACGCGAGCGTAATCACGTTGTTGGCCGCCACGGTGACGGAGATGGAGTTCGTCCAGGCCCCGTAGTCGAGCGCGGTCAGCGTGACGACGGTGCCGGAGGCCCCCGTGAGGGCCAGCGTGCCTCGGGCGCAGCCGGTTCCAGCGACGCGGACCAGGCAGACCTCGCCCGCGCCCGCGCCGAAGGCGAACCGCGCGCAGTCGTAGGCCACTCCACTGCGCGCTACCGACTTCAGCGCCGAGGGGCCTCGGAAGAACATCGGGGTGTTGGGGGCACCGCCCGCGCAGGTGCCCAGGATCGCCACTACGGGCGAGGCGAGGGCCGGGTTCTGCCGGACGGCGCTGGCGTCGATGGCCGAGTACGCGCCGGGCTGGAGCGTCGAGACGAACGGCCGGATGATCTGTTCGGTCATGGTGCTACGGCCTCTCGGAGGTCATGTACTGGTCGTACTTCTGCTCCCACTCGGGCAGCGTCAGCTTCTGCTCGGCCAGCGTCTCGTCCGCTGCGAGCATCCCGGCCACGCCGACGGCGTGAGAGGCGTCGCGGATGAAGTCCTGGGCCGTGATGAGCGGCTCGTCCGACGCGGGTTCCTCGGGCGTCGTCTGCGGCTCCTCGACCACCACGTCGTCGCTCTCGGGGGCGTCCTTCGCGGGGGTCTTCTTCGGGGCTGGCACGGTGATTCTGCTCCTCAGCTTGGCACGACTGTCGGCGTCACGGCAGTGATGATGCCATCCGGGCCGATCACGTTCGCGGCTTCCAGCATCTCGTAGTACACGTGGACGGTGAAGACGGAGACGTAGATGGGTCGCGGCTGGTCTTCCATCGGGAGTTCCTGCTTCTCCGCGTCCACGCGGACGCGCTTGATGAGAGCATCGCGCATCGGAAGCCTGCGCGCCAGTGGAAAGAGGACCCGGCGAAGCTCGTTGTGGAGCCGGTCGCGCTCGTCGCGGTTCTCGTGGATGAGTTCCACGATGACCGGCGAGTACAGCGGCTGGCTCCAGTAGTCGGCGGTCCCGAGAAGCGCGCCATCGTCATCGAACGCCGTCCGCTCGCCCGCGAAGCTCGCCGAGATGCCGATGTACTGGTCGTCCTCGGACTCGTTGCCGATCTGCACGCCGATGGCGGGGACGGTGCCGGGGTACTCCGGCCAGCCGCGCACGACCTCGATGGAGCGGTCGGTTTCGCGCTGGTCCGCGTAGAAGCTGAGGAGGGGCGGGTTCTTGAAGGTCGCCGGGAGGCGGATGCCCCAGCCCGGCTGGTCCGGGAACAGGATGAAGGACCCGACCGCGCTGCGGACCATCTCGTAGACGAGCTTCTCGGGGTCGGGGATGTACGTCGGGAAGATGTCCCCGAGGTTCGGGTCCGAGTCGCCGACGACGGGGCTGCGGTAGACGAGGCTCACAGGTGAAGCTCCTGGCGGATGATCTCCGTCGCTCCGGCCACCATCTGGCGGCGCACCTGTGTGCGGACCTGGCTGAAGGCCGCCTTCATGTACGGGCGGCCTTCCTTCGCCGGGATGACCCAGCCCTTCTTGCCGACCTTGCGGAACGAGATGTAGTAGGCCCCGCCGCCCTTGCCCTCCGGCGCGGTCTTCGCCCCGCGCTTCTGGAAGAACATCGGCTGCTTGCCGCGAGCGGCGAGCTTGCGGTCGAAGTCCGGGTTGTGGAACCAGTCGCCGAGGCGGGCGTGGCCCTCCATGACGGGGATGACCGGGCGGGTGGCGTAGGGCGAGCCGCCCGTGGCCTTCGAGCGCGCCGCGTAGAACGGCACGGTCTTGCCCATCATGGTCTTCTTCAGGTCGATCTCGCCGTGGCCCTCCTCGACGGCGCGGGCGTACTCGCTGACCGGCCGGGGCTTGCTCAGGCCGCCGGGGAGCTTGTCGAGTCGCCCCTGGTCGGCGGTGTGCGCGCCGTTGACGAACACCCGCGCCGACAGGGCGGTCTGGTACGGCCACTGGAGTTCGATGCTCCCGCGCAGCGCGCCCGTGACGACCCGGACCCGGAAGACCTTGCCGTCGTAGTGGACGGGGAAGCCGCCGAGGTTGTAGATGACGCGCGCCTGGACGGTCTTGCCCGCCTGGAGGACGAGCGGGCCGAACATCCCGGCGACCGCGCCGGGGTCGCGCGGCAGGTGGGCGACCTTCAGCAGCGCGTTGAGCTTGTCGCCCTCCAGTTCCAGGCGGTACATCAGCCCTCGTCCTCGCTGCTGACGGCAGCGACCTGGACCCGCCAGGCGTGCTGCGTGCCGTCGAAGATGAAGGGCGTCGGCGGGCCGGACGGGACGAACAGCCGCCCCTCGGGCGCGTCGTCGGTGGCGGGACCCACCAGGTAGCGGTCGCGGACTCTGCGGTCCACGTAGCCGGGCTTGTGTTCCACGCGGACGGTCAGCGTCGCCTCCGCGTGGTCCAGTTCACCCTCGCGCCGCGCGTTCACCCAGCGCGACTGGGAGCGGAACAGGCCGGTGATCTCCACCGGGTCCGCGTAGACGATGCCCTTCCCGCCGCAGACCTCGTGGTCCCACCGAGGCTGCTTGGTGTCGTCGCTCCAGCAGGTGCAGCGCGACGCGCGCTCCCAGCGCAGCGTGGACGCGCCCTCCCACGTGAAGATGTCCTCCAGGAGGGTGTCGTCCAGGGTGGTCACTGGCCCAGGGTCGCCATCGCGAACTGCCGCCGACGGCGCTTCAGCAGCAGGTCGGCCTTCGCCCGAAGCTCCTGGGACTGGGTGATGAAGGCCGCCGGGTTCATGGCGCGCGAGTAGCCGTCGAAGGCGACGGACTGCGCGAGGCCGACGGCGAGCGGGGCCGCGTGGCCCAGGAAGTTCGACGCGGCGATGTAGGCGGCGGCCTGCTGGAGGTTGCGCAGCCAGTTGAGCAGTTCGGGGTCCCGAGTGTCCCCGTCCTCGACGCTGCTGTACGTGACCGTGATGTTGCTGTTCGGGTCGGTGACGGTCACGTCCTGGCCGCCGTTGGTGGTCGTCTTGTCGGCGTCCGGGTCGTACTGCGCGTAGCCGTAGGCGTAGTCGATGTGGACGGCCTGCGGGAGCGGCGGGAACAGGCTGCCCCACGCCTGGTAGTCCACGGTCTGGAGCAGCGCCTGTTCGACGGCGAGCTTGTAGGTGAAGACCTTCAGGGCGCCCTGCTTGCGGTACAGCTTGATCTCGTCCTGGTTGTAGACGCGCGTGTAGCCGAGGATCGGCGTGACGACCTTCACCTGGAACGCCTGGAGCGCCGGGCGCTTGCGCAGGACGACCTGGTTGGTCGTGTTGCCGTCGTAAAGCTCCACGACCTGGCGGGCGTTGAAGCTGGTCGCGCAGATGTCCTCGACCTCGGCGATGGCGTCGTCCAGCATGATCCCGAGCAGCGGGTACTCGGGCGGATCGAACTTCGCCAGCACTGCTGTCGGGACCGCGCCGAGATGCTCCAGCACGCGGCCGACGGTCGGGCGGTTGTCCAGGTAGGTCATCGTGCCTCCTCAGCAGACGGGGCGGGTCCAGGGTGCGCCGCGCCGGGAGTAGCGCACCCGTGAACCCGCCCCGTTGCTTCTCCGCGCGGCAGTTCGGTGAGCGGGAGGAGGCTCACCATTTCGGCGCGCAGCCCTTACGCCGCGCGCTCCGCGACCTGTGCCGCGTGGGCGGCGATGCCGCAGGCGTGCGTCTCGGGGTCAGCGACGTTCGCGCACTGGGTCCCGTCGCCCTTCGCCGCCAGACAGCGCGGCTCACCGTCGGCCGTCTCCATGCTGAACCCCTCCGGCACGGTCGGGCCGACCTCCTGGCGGTCCGGGACCTCCAGGCCCTCCTCGCGCAGAGCCTCCTCGGCTGCGGCCACGCGCGCCTCCCGCTCCTCCTCGGACAGCGGCGACGCCTCGGGAGCCGCGTCGGGGGCGGGAGCCTCTGCCTCCACGGCAGCAGGCTCCTCCACCGGCACGGGCCGGGACGCGGGGTTCGCCGCGTCGGGGTTGAACGGATCGGTGTCGGGGTCGTAGCCGATGATCTCCACGTCACCGCGCCGGTAGAGCAGGTGTGCCCACTCGGGACGCACAGTGCTGCGCCCGTTGCGGAACTCCACTTCGGCGGTGAGGTCGCCCAGCAGCAGGCGACAGTTCCCGAGCAGGGGTTCGCCCTGCTCGGAGACGTTGGAGATGACCTGGTAGTCCTCGGATGCCATGTCTGTGTTCCTCCCTGGTACGTCTGGTCCCGGTCCGGCCTACTAGGCGGCGTTGAACGCCGTCAGCGTGCCCGGACCCTGCTTGATCATCGCGTCGGTGAGCGCCGTGGTGTCCACCGTGAAGGACGCCGGAAGCTCGACGTACCCAATCGCGATCTTGTCGGACGACAGCGGCGGGAGGGCGGCCAGGTCCTGCGTGGCCGCGCCCGTGCCGACGACGAACGAGAGCGCACCGGCCGCGCTCATCTCCAGCAGCACCTTGCGGCACGTGCTGGCGTCCGTGGTCGCCCCGGAGGGCAGCGACGTGGCGGTCACGGCCGCGAACGTCTTGATGACCCCGGCCATGACGACCTCGCCAGCGGCCACGAGAACCTGCCGGTTCGACGTGCCGCCCTTCGTGATCGTGAGGCCGGAGATGATGACCTGGCCGTTCGCCTGCCCGGCCTTCAGGTGCGCGAGGCCCAGGACCTCGCCGAGTCGGGCGGTCCGCGTCTTCAGGCGGTCCCTGATCGTGCCTGCCATGATGGATCGTTCCTCTGTGTTCTCGGGGTTCGGGTGGTCCTACTGGTCCGCCGTCACGAACAGGCTCGTGTCGGCGACTGCGCTGCTGCCCGAAATGACCGCCTGGCGGGGCCGGAGGTCAACGGGCGTTGCGGGTTCGGTCGCGTTGGCCGCGACCAGGACGGACGCCAGGGGGATGTTCCCGGCGTCCGGGGCGGGAGCGACCGACGTTCCGGCGGCGGCGAGCGTCCCGTCCTTCTTGCTGATCGTCCCGGAAGCCGTGGCGATCTGGATGAGGTCCGTGCGGTCCTGAGAGCCGTTGGCGGCGGTCAGGGCCAGGTTGGAGGACGCGGTGAACGCCTTGTGGGTGCCACCGGCCAGCCGAAGCTCGCCAGCGGTCACGTCCACGGTCAGCGCGCCCGTGTCCTTCGTCACCAGGCCGCCGTACCAGACGACATCCGTGGCCGCACTCGCGGCCAGGAGCTTGTTCACCGTCTCCTGAAGCTGGTCAACGGCGACCAGCACGTCGCCGAGGTTGACCTGCTCCTCGATGGCGTTCTTGGTGTTGGCAGCGTCGCCCGCCTTGCGCCTGATGCTCTTTCGTGCGGCCATGATGTGTGTCTCCGGGGGGTCAGGGGCCACTGGGCGGGCTTGCGCCCGCCCCCGGCCGTCGGTCTTAGGCGGTGAGCTTGTCCACGACCGCGTTCCACTGCGGAGCGCGGCAGATCGGGGCCTCGTACTCGTTCACCATGAACCGCTCCGAGTCGTCGATCTTCGCCAGCGGCTGCGAGCCGATGGACTGAAGCTCGGCGATCTCGATGATGTTCTCCCCGGCGGTCTTCTCGCAGAGGACGTACATCTTCGTCTCGGACGAGCCGTCCGGGACGATGTAGCGGGTCGGGATGATCGGCAGGGAGCCGAAGTCCGAGTCGTAGTACATGACCGAGACGCCAAGCTGGCGCTCGACATGCACTACGCCGTCCCCGTTGTAGCGGACGAACGACTGGAGAAGCTCGTTGAAGAACTTCTTCTCGCGGGACCCGACCACGATGGCGGTCGGCTCGCCGTTGGCGTCGTAGATCGCCTGGATGACGCTGTTGGTCAGCGGCATCCCGAGCTTCGAGCCGCCCGCGTAGGTGGAGGCGTCCACGACGATGCCGGACTCCTGGCGGATGATCCGGTCCAGTCCGTCGAACTGGAGGTACATGATCGTCTGCGAGCCGTCGCTGTTCGTCACGACGGTCGGGACGGTGCTGTCGCCCGCGAGCAGCGCGGACTCCTCGGCCTGGAGGACCGAGACGAGCCGCGCCTGCTGCTCCAGGGCAAGCTGGTCCGCGAAGGACCGGCCAGCGGCGATCATCAGGCCGGTCACGCGGCCGATCTCGCCGAGGCACTTCATCTGCTTGCCCTTGCGCAGGTAGCGTGTGGTGCCGTCGTTGGGAAGCTGCCCGTCGGCGTAGAAGCTCGACGCCGGGGACCCGAGCGACGTGCGCTGGGTGTACTCGTGGGTCAGCCCGTTGGCCTTCGTCCGGGACCACCGCTTGCGCAGCGGCGTGCCCTTCAGATCGACCTTCGTGATGATGGACTCCAGGTCCTGACGCAGCAGCGCCCGCTCCGTGGAATCCACCGCCTTCTCGACGTTCGGGAGGTCGAACGCCTCGGGGGAGATGAACTCGGCCATCGTTTCTCAGTTCCCTCTGCTGTATGGGTGGGGTTCGGGGCGGCCTACTGGATGCCGTAGGTCGCCTGGTTCAGGGCCTTCAGCGCGGTGAGCGCGTCCGGTGCGTCCGCGATCTGCTTCGCGATGGACGGCTCCGCGTCGGGGTCGATCTCGGAGTTGGGCGGCAGGATGCGCGCGACGCTCTTGCGCCCCTGCGGGAGGTCGTCCACGGTCTTGTGGATGTCCTGGATCGCGTCGGCGATGAGGCCGAACGCCTTGCCCAGGCTCTCCTCCATGTCGGAGAGCTTCCCGGTCAGGTCCTCGTGGGACGCGGCGACCATCTTGGCGACCTCAGAGGGGTCCTCGACGGTCTTGCCCACGTCCTCGGCGGACTCGGTGGTGGTCGGCTCCTCCTCGGCGGCGTCCGCGTCCTTCGCGACGAGGCCCGCCAGGTGGTCCAGCGTGTCCTTCAGGGGCATGTGCTTCTCCTCGGAGGCCGTCTTGGTGGTCGGCTTCTCGGTCGGGTTCCTGTCCTGCGCGGACTGTTCCTCGTCGTCTTCCGTCAGGGTCATATCACCTTCAGACGGAAGCGGCATAGCGAACTCGTGCCCGCAGTTCGGGCAGGCGATGTGCCGAGCGTCCGGCTCGGGAGCCATCTCGGCGTCCTCGTCGCCCTCCGCGTCGGGGTCCTCGTCGCCGTCGGCGTCAGGATCGTTCGGGTCCACATCTTCCTCGGATGGGTCCTCGGTCGGCTGCTCCTCCGGCGGCAGTGAGCCGTCGCGAGGGTGCTGCTCGGGCGGCGGGTCATCGTCCGTGACGGGCTTCTCGTCGCGGCCCTTCTCGTCGCTGTTCTCGTCGTCCGGGTCCTCGGTCTTCAGCGGAGCGCCCTTCTTGCGACGCCCGGCGAAGCGGTCCCCGGTCTTCGAGTCGCCGCCCTGGCCCTGCGTGGACGGCGACAGGCCCTTCTCGACCTCATCGCTGTCCAGCGGCTCGTCCTCATCCACGTCGAAGACGGGGAGCGCGTCCACGTCGTCGGCGTCGAAGGTCTTGGCGACGGCGTGCGCGAAGCTCTCGGCGTAGGCGGGCTTGTCGGTGAGGGCCACGTGGCGCAGGAGGATGTCGTCCAGCACCTTGCGCTTGCCGACATCCGCGACCTCGTAGAACGCCTTGCGGAGCTTGCCGCCGATGCTGAAGCCGAGTTCCCGGCCTCGGCTGAGTTGGCTCCACGCCTTGTCGGCCAGCGGGTCCTCGCCCTCGGGCGGGAGCTTGCAGTCCACGACCAGTTCGTCGGTGTCCGGGTCGTGCTGGGCCTTCACCACGTCGCCGATCTCAGTGGCCCAGTCCTGCTGGTGGGAGGACGTGAGCTTGACCCCGCCCTGGCTCGCCTGCTGGGCCATCTTCTGGATGGCCCGCTTGCTCACCCGCTCGCCGTCGCGGTCTACCTTCACGCCGGAGGCGACACCCCGGACGAACCGCTCGCCGCTCTCGGCGGTCCAGGACTTGACTACCGAGCCGCTGTCGAAGGTGAAGTCCTTCTCGACGGCGATGCTCTCTGTGCGCTGGGGCATGACTCAGACCTTCGCCTTCGGGGAGGGCATCAGGAGGCTCCCGTGGACTCGCTCGACGCGCCCGGAGCCGTCCTCACGCTTCACGTGAAGGTGTTCCAGGCCGCCGCCGCCGACCTGCCCGACGACCGTGCCGTGCCACGGGCCGACCTTCTGGCGGCCGTTCTCCATGATCGGGGCGCGGCGGACGCGCATCCCCGGCTTCAGGTTCGGGTAGCGGTGGGCGATGTTCCCGGCCGTGACGTTCTTCAGCACGTCCAGGCCCGCCATCCAGGCCGGGTCGGTCTTCTCGGCGTCCGGCACCTTGTCCGTGACCTGTGAGCCACAGGTCGGGCAGCGCCCGTCGCGGGCGTCGCGGCACTCGTGACGGCACTTCGGGCACCAGACCTGAGACGTGCCGCCCTCCAGGTCCTGCTTCTGCGTGGCCGTCTCGCTGGAGTCGGTCTTCAGCACGTCGATGAGGCGCTCGGAGGTCGTCTTGCCCGTGACCCGCTCGACTACCGGCGGCAGGTCGGTGGAAGCAGATGAGCGCCCGCCACCGCGAGCGGTCCGAGACTCGCCGGACGGGCGCTCCCCCTGCGGGCCGGGGATCGGGACCGAACCCTGGGCGTCCAGGTACTCGCCCTCGATCTCCACGTCGAACGGCGACGGCTCGGCGCGCTCGATGAACTCCTCGACGTGCGGGTTGCCCTGGAGGCTCGCCGCGTCGCAGTAGGCCATGACCTGGCCCAGGCCGATCTCGTGCTGCTCGCCCTCACGGGAGCGCACTACCGCGTGGTCGGCGTGCGTCTCCAGGATGACGCCCTCGTAGTCCCGGCCGCCCTGGATGTAGCGGACCGCGCCGCCCCGGAACACGTCATGCCAGGTGCCATGCTCGCCGCCGTCCAGCGCGGTCGGCTGGCCGAACTCGGAGTCGAACTGCTGGCCGTGCTTGGCGGGCATCTCCCGCCAGGGGAAGTTGTCCCACCGCTCGCCGTAGCGGTCTACGCCCGGCTTCTCGGAGAACTGGTCGAACAGCTTGCCGTGGCTGTCCGCGCCGACCTTGACCGGGAAGTCCTCATCGAACCGCGCGCCGCCGTGATGCGCGCCCGAGTCCGCCCGGAAGTTGTCGTGCTGAGGCCCGTGGGTGCCCATCTAGCCCTCCAGGTAGGTGCCGATGCTGACGGTGCCGTCGTTCCCGGTCCCGGCAGCGCCCAGCGTGGCGGTGATGTCGCCGTCCGGCAGCCCCTGGGGTCCCAGGGAGCCGAACGCGAGGTTGACGGGGCCACCGGGGGTGACGGTGGCCTGGAAGATGGTGGCCTCGTTCGTCTCTCCGGTCCGCGTCGTCACTACCAGTTGCGCGGCCCCGGCCTCGACGCTGGCATGAAGGAAGGCGAGTCGCCTACGGCTGGTCGTCCCCGGCGTCGCCACGCTGGCTGTCGCCGTGGCGTTCGTCTTGGTGTCCGTCGCCGTGGCGATGTTCGTTCGCGGATACATCTGCGCTCCAGTCGGGATGGTACGGGTCATCCGGCTCGCTCGCATCCCATTCGGTGGATGCGAGCCGCCTCATGCGGATCGCGTGGGCCATGTCACGCGACGCCCGGCGGTACTCGGGCATGTTCCCGGCCTCGATGGCAGCGTCTCTCTCGCCCTCCAGTCGCTCCAGCGCCTGGTCCCACTCCGCGACCAGCCCGTGGGCCGTCTCGACGGCCTGGCGGCGGCCAGCTTCGACCTCTGCCAGGTCCCCATAGAGGCGGTCGAGCGTGCTGGGCATCAGATGGCGGCGGCGATTCGGGCGGCGTCGGCGTCGAACTCTTTCGGGAGGTCGTCCCCCGCGTTCTTCCGGCGCTTGCGATGGAGCTTGCCAGCCACGTCGGTCGCGTAGAAGCCCCCCGCGCGGAAGTGGATGGCTGCGGGCGGCGCGAAGATGCGCCGGGCAGGCTCGCCGCAGGTGGGGCAGGGGGTCGTCTCCTCTACCTCCGTCATCCCGCAGACATGCTCGAAGACCCCGTGGGCCTCGCACTCGAAGTCGTAGCGCGCCATCAGTCCTTCACCGTCTCCTCTCGGACGTTCTGCGATGCGATCTTGCCACCTGCGCCGACGTAGCGAGAGCGCGCGGTCTGCACGCGCTTCGGGCGGCCCTTGCGGTCAGTGCCCTCATCGGGACTGACTGGGACCGCAGACTCGACGTTCCCCTGGAGGTCCATGCGGCGGCGCTCGCGGTCCAGCGCGGCCTGGTCGTACTCCTCGAAGGGCAGGCCGGTGGTGACGAAATACGTGTCGGTGGGGGCCACCCCGCCGTCGCGGCAGATGCGCGCGTCGCGCTGCTGGATGGTGGCGTTGTTGCGCGGGCGCGTCAGGTGGATGAGCCGCGTCGCGCCGTGCTGGAACTTCCCGTTCGCCATCCCCAGGTGCAGGTCCACGCCCGCCTTGTTGGCGTCCGTGGTGAGCAGGACGCAGCGGCCCTTGTACTTGCGGAAGGCGTTGAGGGTCGCCTGGTTCTTGTCCTGGCCGTCGCTGCCGGAGGTCTGGAAGACCTTGATGCCCCGCTGGCGCAGCGCCCGCTTGGCGGCGTTCAGGTTGCCGATTGCCTCGGCGAAGATGACGGTCTTGCCCTCGTACTTGCCCTTGTGCGCGCCCTTCGTGAGGCTGCCGTCGTAGTCGAAGTCGGGATTCTCCTCCACGAGGTCGCACACCTTCTGGAGGTAGGCGTTGTCCTCAGGGGCGATGCCGTCCGGGTGCAGGACCTGGCCCATGATGGACGCGCGCCCGCCGAACGGCTCCTGGATGCCCTCGGTGGGCAGCTTCGCCTTGCGCATCGCCGAGGCCCGCCGCCAGTCCTCATCGAACGCCTCGACCTTCTGGCGGACCTTCTCCAGATGCTCCTCGGGGAGGTCCACCTTGACCATGTGCATCTCGCCGCCGTTGTCGGCGTTCTGCGGCGGCATGTGGTCCTTCTTGCCCTCCGCGATGTCGGCGGCGGACATGAAGTAGGCGCGCGTCTGGAGGTCCTCGCGGAACTGCCGGATGCGGTCCTGCTCGGCGATGGACGGGTACTGCCCGAGGTCGTCGTACTTTGTCTGGAACTGCTGCCGGGTCCCCAGCCCTTCCGACTCCTGGAGTGCGAGCGAGGCGTGAAGCTCGCCCGTGTTCTTCTCCAGTGGGGTCCCGGTCAGGCCCCAGCGGTACTCGAAGTCGTGGGTGTACGGGACGATGTTGCGGTAGACCTCGACCTTCTCGCCGCTCTTGGCCTTCTGCGTCTCGTCCGTGATGCGGATGGTGCAGCCCATCGCCCGGTACTCGGCCGCGTGGCGCGCGTATGTCTCCCACGAGACGATGTTGAAGTCGGCGGGGTTCTCGATGGGGTCCGGGTCGCTCTTGCGCCGCCCGCGCATCACGTCCGAGGCGGGACCGTCCGGCCCTGGGTCGAACTCCGCGCCCATGATCTGGACGCTGTGTTCCCCGCCCTGGCGCGCGATCACGTCGCGCCACTGGCGCTGCATGGAGGCCGGGCAGACGATCAGCGCCTTGTGGTGCTTCTCCGGCTCGTCGTGCATCGCCTGGAAGGCGGCAGCGACGGCCGCGTGGGTCTTGCCGGTGCCGGGGCTGAAGCCGAGCAGCCCGGCCTTCGTCTCCAGCAGGAACATCTTGCCGCGCGCCTGATGAGGGCGAAGCTCGTCCACCATGCCGGGCGTGCGCCGGTTGCGCTGAATCTCGCGGTCGCTGTCCGGCGCGTTGCGGATCTTCGTCAGGCGGTCCACGAGCTTCGCCTGCTCGCGCGGCGGCTCCTGGAGCAGGTGGTCCAGCCGGTGCGGGTCGATCCGAAGCTCGTAGTTGCCGCGCCCCTTGCGGACGATCTCGCTGTCCTGGACCTCGACTCCGGCGGCCTCCCCGGCGGCCTTGACGGCGGCGGTGCTGGGGAAGCCGCCGACCACGATTTCCTTCAGCTTCGGCGTCTTCGGGAGCTTCTTCAGCCCCTTCATCCCCTGGCTGGTCCCGGCCGATCCGACCACCTGGGTGAGCGCGACGCGCAGTGAGGAGGCGGCCTCGATGCTGGAGATGGCGTAGCCCAGGCTCTTTGCCGCGTCCACGTAGTAGGTGGTCGCCAGCGAGTTCGCCTGGGTGAGGGTGGTGAGGCCCGCCATCGACGTGTCCTGGCCGGACTTGCGCTTGGACTCCTGCATCGTCTTCGCGCGCTCGGCGTCCTTCAGCGCGCGGGCGCGGGCGCGCTCGGCGATCACCGACTCGCGCTCCTGCTCCAGCGAGTCCAGGGCCTTGTACGCCTTCGGCAGGCTGATGCGGCCCGCCTGGGCCTCCTCGTAGAGCTTGAAGGCGACCAGTTGCGCCATGCCCTGCACGCCGAGCAGGCGGGCATGGACCGGCTCCAGCGTCGAGTAGCCCAGCACCGCCTGGGCGAAGGTGTCGATGGTGTCGAACGCGCCCGCAACCTCGGCCTTGTGCATCCGGCCGGGGCTGTTCACCGTCTCGGTGGCCTCCACGAGGTTGCGCATGATCCCCGTGCGAAGCTCGCGCTCGATGTCCTCTTTCTTCTGCTCCTCCACGTCGTCGGTGGAGTAGTCGAGCGCCAGCGCGTCGGTGATCGTCGTGTCCCCGGCGATGGCCTGGCGGACCAGCTTGGCCTTCTTGCTGAGGACCCGAAGCTCGGCCTGGAGGCTCGCGAGCGCCTCGGCGTCGTCCTCCTCCAGGGCGACGGACGGCATCCGCACGTGCGCCCGGTCCAGGTCGTGCCCTTCCTTCTCCTCGCGCGGGGTCACGTCCTCCTGGGCGTTCTCGGCGATCTCGTCGGCGCGCTCCTGCTCGACGGCCTCCTCCAGGGTGCCCGCCTCCGGCTCCTCGGGGGCCTCGTCCGTCTTCCCCGGCGGCTGGCCGACGATGGCGGCGAGGTCGCGGCGGGCGCGCTTGCCCTCCACGGTCTGGCCGAGCGCCGCGCCCTTGACGCGCTTCAGGACCTTCTTCTGCTGCGTGACCGACAGGTCCTGGAAGCGGTAGTCCTTCCCGGCGTTCTCCAGCGCCTCATCGACCATCCCGGCGATGCGCGCCTCCAGTTGCGAGCGGACCTCGCGGCGCTGCTCGTTGAGAACCGCCAGGTCCGTCTTGTTCTTCTTCAGGCGCGCGCTGGCGGCGGCGTCGTCGGCCGCGATCTGCTCGGGCGTGCGCGTGTCCTCGACCTCGGGGGCAGGCTCGGTCTTCCCGGCCTTGTGGCGCACCTTGCGGCGCGGGTCCAGGACCACGCCGTTCATGTGGCCGCCGACCCCGCCGATGATCCGCATGAGGCCGTCCTTCCCGTCGCGCACGAGGACGGGGACGCCCTTCTCGTCCGGGCCGTGGGGATGGACGGTGATCCAGTGTTCGTTGCCGACCGTCCAGCCGGGCATCTTCGGGGCCTCGCGGCCCGGCACCTTCGTCCCGCCGAGGCCGACCAGCTTGGCGACCTCCTCCCCGTCATCCCACGAGTAGTCGGGCGCGATCTTCTCCAGGTGGGTGCGCTCCAGCAGGTGCTTGATCTGGAGCAGCGGGCCGAAGTTGACGGCGTACTGCCAGAGGAAGTTCCCCCGGTCCGTCTCGGTCCCGACAGCGAAGCTCTCCGCGCGCCCGGCGTGGAGGATGCGGAACAGGCGGGTCAGGTCGGCGAGCGTGTCCGCGTCCGGGTTCGCCTCATAGGCGCTGAGGGCGGCGCGCAGGTTCGCGACGACCTCGCGGCCCTCGGCGAGCCAGACGCCATGCTCCAGCGCCGTCTCGCCGCCCGGCCCCTCCAGAATCTGTCCGTCGGCGACTACTGACGCCTCCGGCTCGCGCGCCTCCTCGGGGCGGATGATCCAGCCGCCGTGGATGGCGTAGAGCGGCTGGTGGACCCGTCGCACGTCGGCGATCAGGTCCTCCTCGTTGCTCTCGGGGCGGATGAAGGCGTCCAGGGTCAGGCCGGGCGCAAGCTCTACGCCATGCTCGGCGAGGGCTACCCGCACGAGCGTGACGAGCGCCGCGTGAATCTCGGGCATCGTCATCTGGCGCAGGTCCGGGCGCTCGCGGCGCAGGGCGTCGTAGTCCACGACGATCTGCACGTCCAGGTCCGGGTCGCCCTCGGGGTGCTTGGTGGAGGCCCACTGGAAGCTCGCCTCGCCGCCGGTCAGGAACAGCTTGGACCAGATAGGCGCGTCGCGGCCGAGCGCGAGCTTCCACCACCGCTCGATCTTCTCGCGCACCGGATGGCGCAGGCGGTCGGCGTCCCACAGCAGCGGGTCCAGGCCCGCCTGCTGGTTGTCGAAGAACCCCTTGCGCACGTCCAGGCGGTCGGCCTTGACCTTCTCGATGGCGTCGGCGAGCGCGTGGGCGTAGGGGTCCCACACCTTGTCCGCCTGGGCCTCGAACAGTTCGTCGGCGCGGGCCTGGTACTCGGGCTTCAGGTCCCCGCCCTCGGTGAACATCTCGTCCAGGTCCCGGTCAGTGAACCGCTCGCGCACGGCGCGGTACTGGCGCTGGGCCTCCTGGTAGACCGCCTCGTCGTAGGGCAGGAAGATGTGGCGGCAGTTCGGGTGCAGCGGGATGCAGGCGACCCATTCCTTCACCGGGCGCTTGTAGTTCGTCGCGCCGCGCACGTCCGCGATGTTGAAGACGCGATTCTCCAGCAGCCGCTTGCACGACGGGCAGGACCCGGCATGGGGCGGCACCCACACCCGGTCCGAGCCGAGCTTCACGCACGCGGCCAGGCGGCCCTCGGCGTTCGCGCGGGCCATCTCGGTGCGGGCGATCATCCGCCAGTGGACCTCGCCGTCCTGGGTGGCCTTGTGCATCCAGGAGGCCACCTGGAGCGGGCTGACGCCCTCGCGGAGGCCGTGCATGAGCGCGGTCTTCAGCGCGTCGATGTACTCCCCGAGCGCGCCTTCAAGCTCGGTCAGCGTGTACTCGCGCAGCCACTGGACGGCCTGGCGTCCGGTCGGTCCCGGCTCGGCGTGGAAGGGGTCCCCCACGCCGGGGGCCAGGTCGCCCAGCAGCTTCGCGAACGCCTCCACCTGCTCCTGCCCGAGCCGGTAGGAGCGCGCGGGGTGGCGCTTGGCCGCCTCCAGAGTCTCTGCCTTCCACTCGTCCAGGAACTCCACCACGCGCTGGTACTGCTTGCGCGTGAGGGTCTGACCGGCGAGCGGAATCTGGAGGCGAACGTCGGTCATCGGGGCACGATCAGCCTCGATGCGGCCTCGGACTCGGCGGCGACCTGCTCGGCCTCGGCCATCGACCGCACCACGTCCAGCCCGGAGCCGCCGACGCCCTTGCCGCACTCGATGAGGCTCTCGCCGACCTTGATGGCGAGGTCCGGCGGGATCGGGACCTCGACGGACATGATGTCCTCTCCGGCCTCGTTCGAGCCACGGAACCGCAGGAACGCCATCGGCACCCCGTCGGGTGCCTCCTCGGTGGAGATGGCGAACACGTCCACGTGGTTGAAGCCGATGACCTGTCGATTCAGCACTGCGTTCCTCCCTAGTCGATCTTGACGTGGAACACCTTGTCGGGTCCCACGAACTTCCACCAGCCGCCCTTCACCTTCGCGCGGCTGACGTACCTCTCGGACAGCACCTTCGATCCGGCGTCGTTGACGACGAACAGCCTGCCGCCCTCCAGGAACACGTTCTCGGCGGGGAAGGCGTCGCTGGTCAGGTCCCGCCACAGCAGGTGGACCCTCGTGCCCTCGCCCCCGAGCGCCTCGGCGAGCTTGACCATCACGCGGCCTCGTAGGCGCGGCGCAGGACGCGCTCGCGCATGGCGATCTCGGTGTTCAGGTCGTCCCGGCGCACGCTATCGACCTCCACGACTCTCAGGTTCTGCGGGAGCTTCCCCGCCCTCTTGGCCTCGTCCACGAGGTCCTTCACGCGCTCCGCGTCCTCGCTGACGAACAGCGTATCCACGTCCTCCCACGGAATGGAGTGCTTCAGGAGGACCTCCGCGTCGGCGTGATCCATCATGTCGATGGCGCGGTTGCGGGCGTCGATGTCGGGCGGGTCGGTGAACTTGCCCTGGCCGATCTGGTTCGCGAAGCCGTTGTACCTCGTCCAGCGGTCCGAGCCGCCGCCGAAGTCCGTGGGGGCGAACGCGATGTCCCGGCGCTCCAGCACGGTCGGCTTCAGCAGCAGCCACGCGCCCTGGCCGAACTGGGGCGTGTCGTTGTAGGTGCAGAAGACGTACTGGTCGATGCCCGAGCCGGTGTCCCCGGCCACGCTCTCAGTCCGCACGTCGATACCCATGCGGCGGCGCTCGGCGGTGGACATGACCCCGCCGGATTCGATCAGCGACTCGATCAGCCCGGCGGTGTCCTCGTCCTTCGCGGTGAGGCCGTGGATGACCACGCGCTGGCCGGGGTCTGAGTCGAGCTTGCGCCCGGTGGCGACGAACTCGGGCAGGCGCGGCTGGACGCGGCCGACGCGGCGCTCGCCGTGGTACAGGACGTTGTAGGGCACCTGCTCGGCGAGGCCGGTCGTGAGGCCCAGGGCCTTCAGGCACTTCACCGCCTCGGCGGGCGTGGCGTCCTCGACGCGCAGCTTGCCGCGCTCGCTGAACGGCGCGGGGTTGTCCACGGCCCCGGCCAGGCGCTCCACCTGCGGCTCGGGCACGGTCACGTCCACGGCCCCGGCCTCCATCAGCTTGCGCCACTGCTCGCGCGAGAGGGAGTGGTGCTTCGCCGCCGCGTACATGTCCATGTTCCGCCCGACCAGCCAGCCCTTGATCTGCTCGGCGGCCTCCTCCGGGGTCGTCCCGTCGGGCATCGTCTCCCGCTTGCCTTCGACCTCCAGGGCGTGCGGCAGGCCCTCCACCGCCTCGGCCAGCCCGTCGAGTGCCCACCCCACCTGGGCGAGGTTGCGCGGCACCGCCATCGGCACGGGCGTCTGGACGTTCGGCAGCACTGACTCCAGCGGCACGTAGCGGTTCTCGGGCAGGTGCCCGTCGCCGTTCGGCACGGCGTTGCCCGCAACCCACTGCTTCGTGAACTCGCGCACGCGCGCCGGGGCCGTCGCCGGGTCCAGGCGCAGGATCGGGTGCGCGACCGGGGCGTGCTGCGTCGAGACGGACGTGTGCGGCAGGTACGTGACCTGCTTGCCGTTCACCAGCGCCGAGAACACCTTCCCGGCCTCCATGCCCGACTGGTAGGCCCACGAGCCTGCGTAGCCGCCGAGCGAGGTCTGGCTGTCCTCCACGGTCGCGTCGTGGGCGAGCAGCGCCTTGACGACCCGCTCCTCCTCGTCCGGGCGCACGGTGCCGAACGCGGCGTCGTGCCACTCCTGCGTGACCTCGCCCTGGTTGACCCAGCGCGGCCAACCCGCCTCCTCCTCCTCGTCGTAGCTCTCCTCCGAGGTCATCTGCTCGTCCACTTCCTCCACCGCGTCGCCCAGCGCGTCCTCCAGCGTGCGCTCGTGCTGCTCCTCATCGAACGCGCGCTCGTGACGCAGACCGTCGTAGTCGCGGTAGGTGGTGATGAAGTGCTTGCGGGCGTCGTCGGCGCTCAGGTAGAAGTGCGCGCCGCCGTCCTCGTCTCCCTCCTCGGGGTCGAGCTTCCAGAGCGGCAGGTCGAGCAGGTCGTCCACTGGGATGCCGCCGATGCCCTTCGGGTTCTCGGCCCTCGCGCGTTCGATGGCGTCGTCCAGCGCGTCGGTGAGAATCCGGCCCAGGTACTGGCGCTCCTGGATGTCGGTGTTCGCCGGGACCGGGATGGCCTCCATGCTGTTCGCGATGATGCGGCAAAGCTGCGAGGCGGCGATCAGCTTCGGGTGGTCCGGCTCCTGGAGCAGGTCCTTCAGCCCGTCGATGCTGAGGGACTGCATCTCCCCGGCCTCGTAGTCGGCGTCCGCGTAGTTGATGGACGCGGGGGCCGTCTGGCGCAGCGGCGCGGCGTACTCGGCGTACAGCACGCCGTCCTCCAGCGGCGAGTCCTCCACGAACATCGCGACCGGCTGGCCCTTCGCCTTGCGCGCCTTCTGCGCGACCCCCCGGAGGCTCTGCGGCTCCAGTACCGGGTCCTGAGCGGCGCGCTCCTTGCGGATGATCTCGGACAGGCCGATGGCCCCCCTGGCTGCCTCCAGGTCGCGGTCCGCCTTGTCGCTCGCCTCCTGGAGACGCTCCACGTAGTCGCTGTCCGCCGACCACCTGGCGTTCGTCTCGATCTGCTTCTTCCAGTCGTCGGTCTGGTCGGACGCCCACTCGTGCAGGAACTTCAGGATGCGCTCGCGGTCCATCTCGGGGATGAACTCGGCATCGACGGTCGGGGCGTGCGAGTCGCCCTGGTAGAGGCGGCCGAGTGCCAGTAGTGCCGACCGCGCAGTGAAGTCCCGCTGGCGCTCGCTCATGTCCTCCCAGGAGTCGGTGAGCGGCACCCCCCGTTCCTTCTCGCGCGCCCTGTGGTACTTCGTCGCCGCCTCGGCAAGCTGGTAGGCGAGGTTCGACAGCGGGTCGCCCTGCCTGCCCGCCGGGTTGAACTCCGCGATCCGCTGGCCGATCAGTAGCTCGCGCGCCTGGTCGCGCGCCAGTCGCCACGCGCTCGTGCGGTGGACCTTCGCCCAGGGCGTGTGCAGCAGTTCCTCGCGCGCCTTGTCCGCGCGCTCGCGCAGGCCCTCCACGTCCAGCACGTCCAGTTCGAGTTGCTCGCCCTGGTTCTGGTGGCGCAGGTGCCCGAGACGGCTGGCTACCAGTACCTGATCGACCACGTTGTCCGCCTCGCTCAGGGCGTCCTCCAGGTCCTTCACCTTCGTGCTGCCCGCGAGGCGGCGGCGGCGGCTGGTGGACTCGCGCTCGTCCCGCTTGCCCTGGTCGTCCTTCGGCTTCTCCCGGCCCTCCTCGCGCGCCTTCTCGTGCGCGGCTACGGCCTGGGCGCGGGCCTCCTCGGCGGTCCACTCTCCGGGGTGGATGCGCCCGCGTCGGGGGTCGCCTGCGGGGATGCGTCCCTGCTCTTTGGCAACGCCTTCCCCGCCAGGAAGATCACCAGCGCCTTCCCCTTCGTCGCTGGCTTCGTCGGCGGCTGCATAGCGTCCGTACTCCTCTCGGGGGATGAACTGCGCCCGGCCCGCAACGCTGTGCGGGGTCTTGTCGAGTTCCTCGGCGAGTGCCAGGACCCGCGTGTCCGTCTTGTCGTCGGTGGCGATGACCGTGAGCGTGCCGCCCGTGACGGTCGCAGCGGGGAGGCCGACCCTGACAGCCGCCTCCATCGCGCGCTGCGGGTGGATGCCGGTGAACTGGTAGAGCCGGTGGCGGCCGTAGTCGTCCTCGTGGAAGACCGCCACGGCGTCCTGGTTGAACGCCTCGCCGACGCGCGCCGCCCACGTCGTCACCTGGTCGTGGTCGTGGACGTACCACGCGGAGGTCGGCTCGCGCTCGCCCATCCACATGCCGGTGCCCTTGCGCATGGCGTCCACGGAGACGCCAAGCTCGTTGGCCTGCTGCTTGGCGAAGGTGATGAAGTGCTTCCAGCGCGGCGAGTCGAAGTACGCCTCGGTCGGCGGCGCGCTGCCCCGGTAGGGGGTGACGCCCACGGTGTCCTCGTCATCGCGCTCGGCGAGGTCGTCGCCCGTGAACTCGCCGGGGTGGATGCGGCCACGGCGCGAGTCGCCCTGCGGGATGCGCCGGACTTCCTTCATCACGCCCGTCTCGTGGTGCTGCTCCTCCTGCTGGGGCATGTCGGCGACCCACGCGCGCACGTGGGTCAGCCCGTCCTCCTCGGCGGCCTTCGCGCGGTGCTGGCCGTCCACGATCCACAGCGACCCGTCGGGCCGCCTGTTCACCTTGATCGGGTCCCGGTACGCCTTCGCCCGGCGCATCCCGGCGACCTTCTCGCGGTCGATGGGCCGCTGGTACTGCTCATCGCTCTGGAGGTCGGCGATGCGGACAAGCTCCGGCTTGCCCATCCGCATGAGGGCGGCGAAGCCCGCGAGCTTGGTGACGGCGCGTGGCTCGTCAGGCTCGCCGCGCAGGGCGCGCTCCAGCTTGGCGACCGCCTCCTGGAGCATTGGCTACCCCGTCGTGCCGAGGATGGCGGCGATGCCCTCGACCAGCCGCTTCTGCTGGCGCTCCCACACCCGGATGGCCGACTCCTCGCGGGCGGTGAGAGCCGGGTCCCGGTCATGGTCGGGCTTCACGTCGGTCGCCTTCTCGACCTTCCCGAACGGCGGACCGCCCTGCGTGTTGCGCTGCTCGGACTGGTGGGCGGCCTGGGCCTCCTGGACGGCGGGATGGTCGTCGCCCTGGTCGCTGAACGGCATCCCCGCGCCGGGCTGCATCCCCGGAGGGCCGCCCATCTGTGCCTGCTGCTCGGCCTGCGCGGCAGCGCCCATCTGGTGGGCGTCCTCGTCCGAGGGCAGCGGCGAGGGCGAGCCGTCGGCCAGGAACATCTCCAGGCCCTCCGCGCCGGTCGTGCCCTCGTCCGGCGTCTCGAAGCCCATCTCGTCGCGGAACTCGCGACGGGTGGCCGCGCCCATCGGGATCATCACGCTGTACTTCGACAGGATTTCCTCCTGGCTGGTGCCCTCCTCCAGCCACGTGAACTCCAGGAAGTCGCCGATGCCCTGGCCGTGTTCGCCGACCAGTTCCACGTCCAGGTAGTCCTTCAGGAGCGTGGTGATCGGCTCGATGGACTTCGACGTGTTCACCCGGTCCTGGTCGTTGGCCGTGGTGCGGTTCACGTCCTCCAGTTCGCCGATCTCCTGCGGGGCGATCTGGTAGACGGCGCACATCTTCTTCAGCAGCCAGGACTGGTACTGCATGTACTCCATGTCCTTGTTGCTCGCGCGCCACGGCTGCCACTCGACGCCCTTGCCGCCGACGATGGGGATGGCCCACGGCTTCCCCATGATCTCGTTCATCCAGTAGAGCCGGAAGGCGTCCACGTCCTCGGGAGCCACGTCCTCGCCGAGGTTCAGGATGCCCTCGGGCACGCTCCCCTTCTCGAAGTAGGACGACTGGTACTTCGAGGCGTAAAGCTCGGCCGTCACGGACACGATCAGGCTCTCCAGCGGGGAGTAGCCGTAGCCCGCGAACCGCACGTCGGTCAGCGGGTTGTCCATGATGTAGATGAGGTCCTCCAGCCCGAAGCGCGCCGTGACCTGGCCGTCCACAAGCTGCACGTAGGCGTCGGGCGTGTAGAAGCCGCCCCGGTCGTCAATGTTGGGGCGGATCGTCGCGCCGTCCACCGGGTACATGGCGGCGATCCAGCCGGAGCGGGTGCGTTCCTTCTCGATGCAGCCCGCGTCCAGGGTCAGCAGGTCCTCCAGGACCTCGCCGATGAACTGCCGCCAGGACCGGCTGTGGGGCCGCGAGCCGTTCAGGCTCGGGCGCTTGCACAGCTTGGTCATGCGGTCGATCAGCTTCTGGAGGCCGGGGCCGATGGTGTCCGCGCCGTCCGGCGGCTGGAAGGCCCACTCGACCTTGCCGATCTGGTTCTTGCGCGTCTTGATGATCGCCCTGATCCACTCGTTGCGGTTCGACATCATCCGCAGCGTCGTGTACGTGACCGGCGAGGGCTTCGGCTTGCCTCGGTGGCGGTCCCACACGGAGGCGAGCGTGGTGCCCTGGTGGCGGACGACCTTGCCGACCTCCTCGTCCACTACCTCGTGGGCGACCTTGCTCGTGATCGCGGGGGTCAGCGGCTCCCCGTCGGGTCCCAGCAGGCGCTTGGTCAGTTCGGTGGTCATGCCTCGTCCTCGGATACCAGCACGTACAGGTCCTCGCAGTTCACGCCCCGAGCCTGGAGGGCGCGCAGTACCCCTACGGCGTCGGCCCACTCCTGCGGGCCGATGGTCTGCGCGACCGCCTGGTCCTCATCGGGCGTCGTGTCCACGCGGAACAGAATCTCCACACCGTAGGCGACACCGCAGTCCTCAACGTGCAGCAGCGCCATCGCCAGCCCCCCACGGCCCGACCGTGACTACTACCCCCGGCTCTTGGCCCGGCTCGGCGTAGAGCTTGGTGGCGGTCAGGTGGATCACGTACCGATCATCCCTGATGGTCCCGGCCTTGACCAGCCCGTCCAGCGTGCATCGCACCACCTTGTCCAGATCGTTCTGGACCGGATAGCCCCACTTGCTCCGCTTCACCGTCGGGTACAGGAAGCGGAGCAGCACGTGGTAGGGCGGCTCCAGGTCCAGCTTCGGGGCCTGCCGCATGACGGCCCGCTCCCACATCCGGCCGACGCGCGAGTCGTTGACCGGAGGGGAGTTGCGCCGGAACTGGGTCGTGCTGCCCTTCGGTCCCGGCACGCCGACGATGGAGAACGTCGCGCCCATGCAGGGCGCAGTATGGCGGGTCAGTCGGCGTCGGGCACGGCCATCGCGCGGCCGACGAGGCGGTCCAGGGCCTCGATGACGCGCTCGGCGGACGTGCCGAGGTCCACCGCGATGTCAGTGACGCTGCGGTGCGGGTTCTCGCGCAGGGCGGCGAGGACGCGGGTGTCGAGAGTCTCCGTGGTCACGGTCATCACAGGAAGCATGGTTGCACATGCCACGGACATCTTCTACGTTTCTACCTACCCGTGACCCGGCGGACGTATGCGCGCTGCTCGGCGATGGGGAGCGGCGTGTTCGTCGCGCAGTCCACGATGGGGACGATGCGCTCCATGTCCTCCTGGGAGAGCAGCAGCGGCTCGCCCTCGATGGCGTGTTCCTTGCCGTCGGCGTGCAGCACGGCGCGCAGCCGGTTGCCCCGGTGGCAGGTGTTCGAGTCCGCCGTGTCCTGGCGGGAGTTCACGTCCTCGATGTGGAGCAGCGTGCCGGTGCTGACCACGGCGAGGATCAGGATGATCGCCGTGAGCATCCAGACCACGTGCTTGTACTGGGCGTTGGTCATCGCCGTCGTCTCCGCTTCTCGTCTTCGGGGTCGGTGCCGCGAGGGTCGTTCGCGCGTGCCTGCCTACGGGCCTCGGATGCCACGCCGCCCGAGAACATCCAGGCGACTACGGCGATCATCAGGCCGGAGAGTTCGGCGGGTGGCGTGAAGCTCTTGTCGAGCGCCGCCCGCGTGTAGATGACCGCCCACACGGCGAGGACGACGACCGCGACGACCACGCGGAGGCGATCCAGCGTTCGCCCCTCCTCATCGCGAGGCCGACGATCAGGCCCCCCGCCGTCCACATCAGGAACTCCATCCGGCCACTCCCCCTCGACACTCATCACGCTCCATCTCTCAGCGCCTCTGCTGGATCGAACCGTAGCCGAGCCTGCGGCCGTCCACGGACGCCTCGGCCGGAACTAGCTCCCCGAGCGGCATGGCGTGGCGGGCCTTCTCGTCCGCCTCGCGCTCGGCGGGCGTAGCCACCTTCGGCGTGGTGTTCGGGTCCACAGTCTTGCCGGGCACGGGCACGGTGGGCGCGGTGTGCGGGTACGCGCTCGGCGTGCCGTAGGCGGACCCGAAGGCGAAGTGCCCGCCGCGCAGATGCTCGGTGGCGTGCTGGATGACCCGGACCACGGCGTCGGCGATGTCCTTCGAGCCGCCCTCGGGGTGGTCCACCTTGCGGTCCTCGATCAGTTCGATGCGCTCCAGTTCGTAGATCGCGCCGGGCGAGCGCGGGTCGCGGCTCGTCACGCTCGGCGTGTCCGGCAGCGTCACCAGGTCGTTGTAGAAGCAACTACGGGCGTGGCGGTAGATGCCAAGCTGGAACGGGCCGGACCACTGCTCGTCCTTCACGTTCATCTTGCGCTTCAGCATCCGCTGGATCGCGGCGGCGCTGTTCCAGTGGTCGAACGTGCCGGTCGGGCCGACCTTCGACGGGCCGCCCAGGCGGTAGCGGCGGTGAAGCTGCTGGATCACGTCCTCCACGTTCTGGAGGTCCACCTGGATGCCCTTCGCCGGGTCGGGCTGCCAGACGATCACCGCGTCGATCACGGTGCGCGTCACGTCGCGCTCCCACGGGATCAGGCGGTCCGGGTCGGTGTCGGTGCGCAGCAGCGCCGCCTCGTCCATCACGTCGCCCGCCCGGACGACCTCGATGATGGTGGCCGGGACGCCGTGCCCGAGCGCGAGCGCGAACGAGTCGTTGGAGACGCCGGGGTCGCCGTGGAAGAACAGGCGCGTGCCCTTCGCGAGCTTCCCGAGCTTGGTGAGCTTCACGCTGCGGAACTCGCGGCGGATTGTGCCCTCCCCGTCGGGCGAGACGACCTCCATCGTGGTCGTCGTCGGCTCCCACTCGACCACCGGGGCCTTGCCGACCGCCACGGCATCCCACAGGCGGTCCGGCTCGCGGAAGAACGCATCGCGGGCGAGCGGCGGGTCGCACTCGTAGCGCGCCTTCGCCTCCTCGTAGTCGGCCGTGTAGTCGTTGGCCGTCTCGATGGGGACGCTGTGGCCGGGCCTGATCTCCACGAACCCCTGCTGGCCGAGGTTGTGGTTGACCTCCCACGTGCTGGCCGGGCCGTCGGCGTAGCAGCCGGGCAGCTTGCCCTCCTGTGCCTCGCGCAGCTTGGTCATCGTGAAGTCGTCGGCGTGGCGCGGGTAGCTGATGACGAACCCGACCCACTTGCGCTGGAAGCGGGAGACGGCGGACGTGCGCAGCGTCTGGTAGATACGGTCGGCGTTCTCGCGCTTCAGCTTGGAGAGGAACGCGCTCGCCTCGTCCATGACCCAGGCAATCACGTTGAAGCCCTCGTAGGACTCGTTCTGCGAGTTGCGGGAGAACGCGCGGATGCCTCTCGGGAACTCAATGTTGTTGTCGTTCACCCACACTTCCGGGCGGCCGGGCACGTGGCGGCCGAGCTTGCGGCCGGACTCCCACACGTTGAAGTTCTCGCGCAGCCAGCGCCACGAGCGCACCCGTTCCTTCAGCTTGGTGAAGAAGACGTGCTTGGCCTGGTCGGCGTTGTAGGCGACGTTCACCACGTCCAGCGGCTCGCCCGCTGCGAGGCCGAAGTACCCCTGCGGGTCGCGCAGGCACAGCAGGACGTGGACGATGTAGCAGACGACCACGGAGCAGAGGAAGTCCTTCCCCGCGCCCTTGCCCCACAGCAGCACGGCCATCTGGTACTCGCGCCCGCCGTCCGTGCCCGGCTCGGTGAACAGCTTCTCGGGGTCGGTGCCCAACAGGTTGTCCATCGCCGACTGCTGGCGCGGGAACAGGCCGCGTGCGTGGCCCAGGTGCATCCCGCTCTTGACGAACTCCTCCAGCCCTACCGGCTTCTCGCGCCAGACGGACGCCATGTCGCCGTCGTCGCTCGTGGTGGCGGCCTGGTCCAGGACCTGCCCGAGGTCTTCCAGCAGGCTGTCGGTCGTGAGGGCGGCGGGGGTCACTTCCGCCTCGGCATAACACTCAGGTCCACGTACCAGTCGTGGTCCTTCGGCTCGGTCATGCCGGAGCGCAGCGCCCAGCCCCGGCGGCCGTGCGCCCGCTTGCTCACCGTCTCGCGCACCCAGTCGCGGGTGACGATGATGTTCAGGACCTCGGCGACAGCGACCACGAGCTTCCAGGCGGGTCCGGCGGCTTCGATCCACGGGACTGCCACGAGGTCCACGTCGCGCTTCAGGGTGCCGTGGACGGTGATGGCGTAGCCATGCTCGCGAGCTACCCGGCGAATCTCGGTGATGGCCTCCAGGCGGTTCACGCCGCCCAGCCCGCTTCTGTCGGTCGCACGTAGACGTTCTGGAAGGTGTCGCACCGCTCCAGCAAGCCACGCCCGACCAGCGCGTGGATGTCATCCCACGTCCACCGGCCGCTCAGGGGTGTGCCCGCTCGCGCCCAGCCGCTGCGGTTGCCGATCCCCTCGGCGACGTAGTGGCGGACCTGCTGGAGACAGGCCCGCTCGGAAGACGTGAGGGCGACGCTGCTCATGCTGGGTCCTGGCCGTTGCTCCCGTTCCACCACGCGCGGATCGTGGAACGGATTGGCTGCACCTTCGTCGTCGCGACCTGCGTGCCGCTGTCGCTCGCGAGCATCTGCCCCTTGACGAGCGGCTCGCCCATGCCGGGCACGTAGGCGTCCCCGCCGGGGAGTACGTCCGCCTCGCCCCATCGGCACGCTGCCCGCTCTAGGGCGCTGTCCGGCGCGTGGTACTCGCCCTGTGCGTCCATGCGCCCATGATGTCAGTGGCAGGGCTGGCCTGCCACCGTCGCGAGCAGGTAGTGGCTGCTGTCCGCTGCCAGCAGGTAGGAGCAGGGCGGCTCGTGGAACTGGACGACGTGCGGCGGGCGCTCATCGAAGTCGGGCATGTGCGCGTCGGCGTAGTGCTTCACGTACTCCTCCCCGATCTCGCGCACCTGGTCGATGGTGAGCGTGGGCGGGATCGGGGAGGGCAAGGCCAGGAAGCTCACCCGAGCAGCGCACGCAGCCGCTTGTAGCTGCGCTCGTTGAGGACGTTCACGTCGCAGGGGTGCGGGATGCCGGGGAGCGTGTGCGGCGCGGGGCCGTCCTTCCCGTCGGTGCGCTGCCAGGCCCACAGCGGACGCGCCCACATCGGCGGGGTGGCGTGGTGGCTGTACTGCGCCATCCAGATGCGCGGGAAGCGGCGGCGCACGAGCGGGCCGAGGTTGTCGGTCAGGAAGCTCAGGTAGGTGTAGAGGATCGCGTCGTGGCCGCTGACGCGGTGAAGCTCGCGCTGGAAGGCGTTGCACCACGCGCGCAGGTCGCGATTCTTGCGGCTCGGCGTGAGGCGCTCCACGTCCAGGACCACGTAGTCGCCCGTGCGCCACTGCGGCTTGACCACGTGCCAGAAGTGCCGGGCCTGCTTCACGGCGTCGTGGTTCGGCTCGGCGAAGTGGTAGTGGGCGATGGCGATGTTGACCTTGTGGGCCTTCTCGCACGCGGCGGCATGGTGAGCGTCGGTGAACTCCAGGCCCTGGGTCGCCTTGAAGCCGAGCAGGATGTGGCCCGCGTTGCGGTACTTGCTGGCTGTGAACTGCGGATCGTTGTTGCTCAGGTCGGCGAACAGGCGGCTCATGGTGTCGGCCTCTCCCCGGTGGCAACCCACCGGATCAGGAAGTACAGGGCGCTCATGGCGAGGACGATGCGCCACAGCAGGTTGGGCGCGTGGTCGTGGCCGTGCCGCTGCCACCACTCGCTGTTCTCGGTGGTGGCGTCGGGGAAGACCGGCATCACGTAGTCCGGGTCGTAGCCGCTCTGCTCCAGCAGGCGGCGGTACCGCTCGCGGAGTTCCTCGCCGGTCAGAATCGCAGGCTCGCAGCGGCAGTTGGGATGGTCGGCCGTGGTCCCGTAGGCGTAGCCCTCAGCCGGTTCAGGGAGCGAACCCGGAGCCATGCCTGGCTGGTCCCCGCCGAAGTGCGGACGGTCAGCCACGGCCCATCGCCTTGCTCTCTCGCGCGCCGCGCTCCACGTCACGGATGGTCGGACGCGGGTGCGGGCAGGTGGATGCGCCCGTCGTCACGCAGTCCGGGCAGCGGTAGGGCAGGTCCGGGCGCTCGACGGCATCGACGGCGGGGGACGCGAGCGGCGGGTCCTCGGCGGGCACGTAGATGCTCTGGAACTCGTCCAGCGCGACCGGGTACGGGTAGCCCCGGCTGTCCATGCACAGGTAGCCGTCCTCGCAGCGCAGCGGGCCTTCGCTCGTCTCGACGGTGAACGGCCCCTGGACGCGCAGGGCGCGCGTGAGGGCGACCTTGCGGAACTGCGGCCACGTGGACGGGTCGCTCGGCAGGTGGCGCGTGTCGAAGACCGGCTCGCGGTCGGGTTCACGGATCGTCTCGGGCATCTACTTGTCCTTCCCGGCGTTGTAGGGGTGATCTGGCTGGTCCTGGCCCTTGCCATGCTCAGGGCACACAGCGTCCGGCTCGCCGAAGGACCGCCAGTCGCAGTCGTCCTTCGGGCAGGTGCGCGCGAGGCGTGGGCCTCCGCGCTTCGCGGTGATGGTCTGGTCGTCGTCGCTCATAGCAGTGGCAGCAGGACGTACTTCACGATGCAGCCGCCGATGCCCACCCAGTAGAAGGTGCGGATCAGGCGGTCAACTCGGGGGGTGGCGCTCATGCGGCCGGTGCCAGGATGCTGCGGCGGATGGATTCGCGCTCGCGGAGCTTGCGCCTGATCTCAGCGGCGACGGTCGGGTCCACGTCGCTGATGACTGCCAGGACCGTCTCCTGGAACGCCTGGATCTGCTCGGCGTTCCACAGGCGCTCCATCACGTCGGCGTAGAACGCCACGTGGTTGCGTAGCTCGCGGGCGGTGCCGAGGCGTGCGTACCAGTTCGGTCCGCCCTGCATCAGCGGCTTGCCCTCATCGTCCAGGACCGGGTTGCCGTCGTCGTCCAGCAGCGGATCGCCGCCTTCGCTCTCGGCCTGCTCGACCCACTGCTCCAGCCGCTCGATCATGCCCACGGTCTTGCCGAGGACGTTCACGGTCTTCACGACGTTGGCCTGCGCGACCTCCTGGCGGTGCAGCATCGCCTCGTCAGGCACGTGGCTGAACCAGCGGATGAGGGTCCGCCGGTTCGCGATCCGGTCCTCTACGCCTCGCGCTTCCAGCGTCTCGTTCAGCGCGTGGCGAATCTCCTCCAGGTCCTTGCCCTCGTGCTTCATGCCGAGCGCGATGTCGCCTAGCTCGTGCCGGTCGATGAGGCTCTGAGGGCCGCGCTTCGTTTTCCCGGCCTTCGGCCCAGTTGTGACAGGTGCGGGCACGTTGCTCAGTCTACGTGGCGCGGCATGGTGGTGGGCGGGGTGAACGCACGCACGTACTCGACGCGCTGCATCTCGTTGACCCCGCAACCTCTCTGGCATCGGCGGGAGCGCATCCCTTCCCCTCCGTAGTGCCAGGCTCCCCACAGGTGGCCCCATCGCTTGCAGGTGAGGCGTCGGCGTAGCTGCCGGAGGCGTCCGTGGCCCCATCGCTTCTCGGCAGTGAACGTGGTGGTGGTGGTGGTCACGACTTCCAGGTCAGATAGAGCGCGTAGATCACGAGGCCGATGATGACGGGGCCTGCCAGGAGGTCGTAGACCTGGCCGAGGGTCACGTCTCGGAGCGCGGCCATCATGTCGAGTCCCTCGTGGTTCGCTCCGGCGCGAGAGCGGCAAGGGACATAGCCGCGATCCGCTCCTGCATCCACACGATGTCACGCCCGCACTGGCAGGGACCAATGATCGTTTCGGAGTGGCAGTCGCAGCGCCCGTCCTCGGGATCATGACGACGCCACTCGTGATCGCACAGCGGGCACCGTGCCCGCTCGGCGGCCACACCGCAGGCGGCACCCGCCGTTTCGTAGCTCGTTCCCGGGGCCGGCACACCAGGAGAAGCGAGAGCGGCACGGATCGCTCGCCACGTCTCCGCCGATTGCGGGACCGAGAGCGTGTCCAGCGGCGCGGCCTCGTCCAGCCTCGGATCGGACAGGTCAAGCGGCCCCAGCAGCGTCTCCCACTTCGCCCGCTCGGCGGCCACACCGCAGGCGACCCACCGCTCGGCATCCTCGGCTAGCACGACCAACGCGCCGCCGCATGACGGAGAGCCACCATCGGGCGCGCACGGGTATCGCTGCTCGCGGGGTGAGCCGTCGGGCGGGTGGCACACGTCGCAACCGGCGCAGAGCCACACAACGTGACGCTCCGGCTCCCCCGCTTCCCTCGCGAGCCTGTCGATCACGCGCTGCTCGGCATCAGCACGGCCAGCCGCGAACGCGCGACGGACCGCATCCT